CGCGCTGCCAGGCGTATTCTTTCATCCTGTCATCAGCGGTTTGCCAAACGTCGTGATAATCCTTTTTCCACGAAGCCGGTGGGCGCTTCCACACGGGTTCTTCAACAGGCTCTTGCGCCTGCTGCATCATCGTCTGTTCGGGTTCTTTCGCTGCAAACTTACCTTGCTCGTCGCGGGGCACATCCTCGCGGATAGGTTCGGGGGCGCTTTCGACTTGCTCAAACTGTTCCAGCAGCTTTTCTCTGCGGGTATCTTCAACTGGTGCAATTGCGTTTAGATCGCTCATTTATCTCTCCCTGTGGGGGTTACGGGTAAATCGTGCGTCATCGCGCAGTTTGTTCAACATCTTGTTTGCATCTGCGTGAGTCATGTTTGCTAGTTGCGCCCGCAATACTTCTCTGCGGTTATCCTTGACCGGAGCAACTTTCGTTTCCATCTTTTCGTTACCGACTTCAATGCAGCCATGCGCTTGCAGGTGCTCCCTGTGACGGCTGCGGCTGGTAATCATCGATCCGTCAATCATGGACTGATAAGGCTGAATGTCGGGCATTACATGGTGCACCGCAGTCGGTTGATACTCGCCAACTTCTATTGCCTCACCGTCAACATAAATCCAGCGTTTTCTCATAGAAGTAACAGAATTTCCTCATCGTCAATTTCAACGTGCCGCTGCCAAATTTGTTCAGCATTCTTAAGATCGGCAATCAACTTATCAAAATCAAGGTTGCTTGTCAAAATCTCTTGCTTGGTAATGTAATTTAGCGGCTCAACGACTTCGGGAATGTCCTCTTTGCCCTCAACGATTCTTTCATATAGGGCGAGAACTTCACGGCGACGCTGCTCCCGTACCGCTTTTTCCCTTGCAAAGCGATCTTTCAGCTTGTCGCCGTCATGGGTATCAAGGTCAATCAGCGTGGGAACGTAATCCCACGTTGCTGAATCCCATGTTCCGGTGTCCCATCCCCCGTTCATGTAACGATTTCAACCCCAACGGCTTTGCCGTCCGGCCCGCGGATGATACGTTTCGGCGCAGCCATGACATTCATCAGGTTGTCGATCTTGCCCGCAGTCTGATCGTGCAGCATCGCCATGTCCTGCTGTAGCCGCTCAACGTTTTGCAGCGCCATCTGCACGCCATTACCTAGCTCCGCGGTCATGCGCTCAGCAGAGGCAGTTGCAGCCTCAACCAGCGGGATATCCACGCCAGGATTAGCCCCAATACGCGCCACGGTGACTTTTGTTGCTGCATCCAGTTCCGTTTTCCAGCGGTTGTATTGCTCCTCCATTTCAACCTTTTGGCGTTCAAACTCCATTTTCTGAGCATCCATCTGTGCCCGCATTTGCTCAATTTCGACCTCGCGCTGCGTTTTAGCTTGCTCAAGCTGCAATTTAGCCTGCTCAATCTGCATTGTGGCTTGCATCTTGGCTTGCTCTAGCTGAGCGTCGGCTTGCATCTTCGCTTGCGTCATTTGCTGTTCAGCCTGCATTTTCAACATTTCGGGATTCTGCTGCGGCTGTGGCGGCGGGCGGTTCACAATTTTGTTGATGCCAGCGTCAATTGAACCCTCAAGCTGCCGCGCACCCTTGAACGATGCAACCATGAACTTCATCGTTTCGCCAATCATCGGGATCATTTCCGGCGCTTGCGTGCCAAGCGGCAAAGCTTCCCGCAGGAACGTCCCCAATGCGGAAATAAACTCAGCCCGATCCCGCTTCATTTGTTGTTCGTCCAACTGCACCAGCGAATCTGCTGCCACCTCGATGCGGAAATTCCGCAGAGGCTTATCCTTCAGCAGCGCAAGTGCTTGGCCGATTAGTTCCTGATCTTCCGGCTCTAGCTGATCCGCAGCAGCATATTGCAAGATAGTCGCGGGCGTGAACTTGGTGCAGATAACCTGCGCTTTCAGACGAAGCAAGCCTGTCGCAAACAGCGCCACATCCTCTTGCATAGCCCGCAACCGAATCGAGGCGTATTGCCCCTTAATCTGTTGTGCGGTAGCCGTCTCAGACGCAAACGACGATCCTCGGATAATGTCCGAAAGACCTGTTATCTCATAGATTTGATTCTTGATTTCCGTTCGCGCTTGGTAGCATTGAATCAACGTGGCGGCGATCATGTCGATAGGCAAGAAGTCAATCGCGCCTTTCAAGCCGCCTTTCTCGCCGAAAGCCATCCAAGTATCAACCGGCAATAGAGCGTTGTTCTCTCCCTCGGTCATCAGTCGCTGCAATGCGGGCTGAGAAGCGTCGTATACACCGCGCACACGCAAAGCCTTGACCAGCCCGTCAATCCGGTCAGACAAAATATCCAGTTCGTTCGCCTGATCCTGATACAGCACAAAGTCAGGGACAGGGACGAGGGTATCGCTTGTGACTGTGGCGTACAACGGACGCGGGCAGGGGAAGAATCCTTCCAACTCCAGCGGGTCATCGCGCTCGTCAATGATGTTGGGCATCGACTTGCTGAACCAGTAAACCTTGCCGGTTTCCTTGTCCCAGTATTCACAAATCTTTGCGCGGGTGTGCTCCTTGGTGGATTGCCCGTATTGCTTGAGAGTGTCCGGGCCTGCATCGAAAGGAATCTTGTTACCGACTTCCTCGCCGAACCGCTCTACCAATGCCTCGCGGGTCATGTAAACCCATCGCCATACCGCGGTAACTTCTTCCCATGTCCTGGCAACAGAATGGCCGAAGTCCTTCCAATGGACATAATCGACGGGGGCGCATTCGTATTCGATCTGCTCTAGCGGTTCTTCGCCAGCCAAGGATTGATTGTTCGCCTCCGGCTCGTCAATGTCCTCGGTAATCTCCAGCCCATCCTCGGGCATATCGACAGCCTGCACATGAGGCTCATACCGCACCCAAGATGTACCGCGCCCCCCGAGGAAACGATCCTCAACTGCGTGCTTCATCGTGCTGCGAAAGTCGGGGTAATGCTCAATTTCAAAGTCCAGCGCCCGCTCTATCAACAGGGAAGCCACTCGCCCCACTTGGTCATTATCACCGAAGCGACGCGATACATCAGCTTTCGGCAGACGCGCATAGACCGCAGGAATCAACGTCTGAACATTCGACCATAGAATGTTGAACTTGGCAGTCTCGTTGGTGTTTTGGCTGCGGTTGTCATCCCGGTAACGTTTGATGATCTTCTGAGCGCGGGCTTCCCACTTCTTAAAGTCGTTATCGTAGGCTGCAACGTTATGCAGCAGCTTCTGCAAGCCTGTGCTCTGTTCTTCGCTCATTTATTTCGCTCCGAGATAGCGCGAGCCTTGGCGCGGGCATCCTCTTTACTAGACGCACCCCACGCCTTCAATGCCAACGCCAACCGTGTGGGTTCGCCGTTCTTTTCCATCGGGCCAGGCATATTTCCCATGCGGGCAAGGAAAGAAGCGCGACGCGGGTTATCGCCAGCCTTTACGGGAGGCTTCAACGTGCCGCCAGTTTCAGCGTGATAACTCGCTCGCCCCTTGGCGTTCAGTCCACCCTCGGGATTCTTGCCTTCTTTCTTTGTCCATGCAGCAGTCATTTTTTCTCCGGCTTTGCAGTCTTAGCAGCTTCGCGGAAATCTTTAGCAGTCGGTGCGCCGGGATCTCCTGGCTTACGCATACGCTCGCCCGAACCGGCTTTAATCCGCTCTTGTTTCGCTAGGATGTTGGCGTACAACCCTGCCTTGTTCACGAGAATACGCCCACGCCGATCACAGTCGCACCCGCGCCAGTGGTGACTTTCCACGCACCATTAGCCGAACACATATTCATCTCGACGCTATACACGCCGGGAATGAGGGTCGCTGAACCCGTCAGCAACGGGATCGAAGTCGCGCCATCCAACAGGGTCACAGAAGCCGTGGCAACGGTGTTCACGCTGATAATCAGCCTGTGCAGATAATCGCCAGTTGCGCCAGTTGCACCTAGCACCTGTGCAGTTTGACTAGCCGCTACTGTTTCGTACGCATAACGGTACGGATAATTAACGCCGCTCATATTCTTGCTCTCCTGGGTTGTTGTGTTGACCACATATCGTTGAGGGTAACTGTGTTTTGCGGGCCTACCATCAGAGGCTTCTCTCTGTCCGGCGCTCTGATTACCGGCTCTTGCTTCCAAGCTATCGCCATCATACGAAAAGCATCCGCAGGGTGGCTAGTCCAATCGTGTCTTGGGGTCTGTCTGAATGCCTTCTTGTCCTCGTCATACTCACGCTGATACTGCTTCAATGCCTCAATGCCCTCGTAACATTTGTTGTCAAACCAAGTAATCGGGAGCATCTTCCTTACTGCCTGGATGCCGTCTTGGATCGACAAATCAGGGACGATAGCCAACGAGGAAATGCCCAAGTGCGCTCCAAGCTGCTCAATGATGGATTTGCCGCCGCTGGCAAGAGTCTTGGCTTTCGCGTCGTGCGGTAGCCAATGCTTACCATAGCGATAACCTCTGCTCTCGATAACCTGCGCGAGTTCTTCAATGTTTGCGCCCGATACCGCGTAATGGTCGATAACATGGATTTCTCCCCGCAAGACTTGATACCACCATATAGCTGTGTCATCCCGGTAGCCCAAGTCCCACGCTGTATGAACGGGAATGCTTGGATCAACAGAAACAGTTGTTACTCGCCCTTGCTGCTCTAGTTCTCTGAATTCTGTGCCGTAAAAAGCTCCGAGGATTGCAGCTTCAAATGAGCATTCGTACTCCTGCAAGTACTGATCCTCGGACAATTGCGCCCTAGCTGCTGCAAGCTCGGATGGAGGAAGCAGCCCCGACGAAGAAGCGGGCAGACGCAGCAGGAACCACTCGCGAGGGGAACGAGTGGCGTTTTCATAGATTGACCAAAACTGATTCTTTCCTTTGGGCGTTCCACCGAATACCGCCCAACCCTGTTTATCAGACAGCGCAGGACGAATGACGTTACCCCATACGCTCGGCTTAAAGTCGCCGTATTCATCCATGTAAATGCCATCAAAACCTAGACCACGCATAGCGTCGGCGTTATCAGCCCCGAACAGCCTAACCTTTGCCCCGTTTATCAGGGTAACGGTAAGTTCACTTTCGTTACTGTCTGCAATGATCGGCTCTGCAAAGGTCTTGAGATAGTCCCAAACAACAGACTTAGCCTGGCTGCGATAGGGGGCGATGTAGCCAAACAGAGGAAAGGCTGATTGGCAAGTAGCCGCTGCCCTGATTACGTCATTGATAGCCGCAACCGTCTTACCGGCGCGACGATGAGCGACTAAGCAACCCCATCGCTGCGTGCGTGCATGGAAAGGTAAAAATGCCCGTCTTGGCGCATAGGGCAGGATTATTTCGGATCGGCCCATCGGATCGTCAACTCTTGCGGCCCGCCCTCCGGCCCTGTGTTTTCATGGCGCTGCGTTTCAGCCCACCGCATCTGCGCCTTAGTCCACCAAATCAGCGCAGTCGTATCGCCGCCCTGAGCCTTGTTGTAAAGCGTCTTGGCGATAGATGCCGAAGCCGTAGCCTTGCCGACCGCAAGTTCTTTCTCGTAGTATTTTCTGAGCGTGACGTGGCAAATCCCCATCAAAGCGGCGATCTGATCGTGAGGCAAACCCAAGCCCGCGGCTTGTTTAGCTTGCTCTCTGCTTTTCTCTGTCGGTTTGTGCTTTTCTTGTGCCATTTTATTGACTAAATCATGCGGCTTTACTTAACTTAACAAATGGTTCATTTGTTGCTTCTAGGTAAGCAGTCTTGCCGGTGAATTCTTGCCACCGTTGAACGATGACATCGCAATACTTGGGGTCAAGTTCCATTACATAAGCATTGCGCCCAGTTTGCTCCGCGCCAATCAAAGTTGAGCCTGATCCACCAAAAAGGTCTAAAACGTTCAACAACTTTATGTGATTACCAAATGCCCTCACCGATAAAGCAACAGGTTTTTGCGTTGGATGCACATATTTTGAGTCTTTGCTTATAGACCACAAATCTGATTCATTTTTTACCACTTCGTCAACCGCGCCATTAAACAAACAAAATTCATGTTGATGACGATAACCTTTGCCCAATCCAAACACGTTTTTTGCCCAAACTATGCACGCCTTGTATTCCAATTTATTTTGCAATGCAGCGTAAAATTTCCAGTTGCACCAAATGTAGTAGGCTTTGGGTTGTATTGTGGTTATCGTGTTACAAATTTCAGCAATAAATGTTTCAAAGTTTTGTTCACTCAAATCATCATTTTTGATAACGTCATGCTTTCCTGATCGTCCGTTGAAAGCCATGTTGTACGGCGGGTCAGTAAAAACCAAGTCTACTTTTTGTCCGGCCATCAACTTTTCGACGGCATCAACACTTGTTGAATCCCCGCACATCAAACGATGCTTTCCGAGCACCCAAACATCGCCAAGTTTTGTTACAGGGTTTTCAGGGATTTCAGGGACGGCATCCTCGTCCGTCAAGCCTTCAACCACGGTCGGAGTCAGCAGCGCGTTGATTTCGTCCGTTGAAAATCCTGTCAACGACAAATCGAAATCCATATCCTTGAGATCGCCCAGTTCCAAGGCCAGCATCTCATCGTCCCAACCCGCATTTAGCGCCAGCTTGTTGTCAGCGATGACATAAGCCCGCTTCTGCGCGTCAGAAAGGTGGCTAAGCCGGATACAGGGCACTTCGGCTAGTTGCAGCTTACGAGCCGCTAGAAGCCGTCCGTGGCCGGCAATAATACCGCCCTGCTCGTCAATCAGGATCGGGTTGGTAAAGCCGAATTCCTTGATACTGGCGGCAATTTGAGCCACTTGCCCGTCATCATGGGTACGCGAATTCTTGGCAAAAGGGATTAAATCGCCAACGGGAAGGTGTTCAATCTTCACTTGCCCATCCGTTTCATGGCTTCGGCTAACTTCTTGCCCTTGTCAGCTTGGTTAAATTCCTTCGCTACTTTGACCGGCACGCCGACCTTCTTAGCGAACTTTGGGTCGTGTGCAGCCGCCGCCATGAGTCGAGCTTGCTGTGGGGATGTGCTTGGCATTATTTCAAGAACCTCAGTTTGTAGAGCGTCGAATCAATCTGATCCGCGATCTCGTCCACGATGTTCTGAAGCTGACTTTCGCTTGGCAGGTCTTTGCGGATATCGTCGACGAACTCTTTGATCTGCGTCAGGTACTTGACCGGATCGGTCGCCAGGTGAAAGTCCTTGGGGTAATTCGTGATGATGTCATAGCACCCCTGATACGCTTCTGCCCACTTGTCGGCAAGCTCGACGATAGCGTCGTAATACTCACCAAGCGCCATGTGCTGAGCAAAAGACTTGGTTTGCAGGTGCATGAAGTGCGTGACGGTCGCTGAGTGAAAAAGAACACTAACAAACGCCGCAGCCGATTCGTTGTATTTCGACATTTTTCACCCTTTTTCAGCAATAACCCGATGTTATTCGGGATTTTTCATGGTGTCAAGCGCGTAATTTGACCATTTGAGCAATCATGATTTCGACCGTATCTTTCACGCCCTGCACATCCCGAACGATTGCCCTGCACCCTGTCCATTGCAACGCAAACTTTTGTTGATCCTCGGTTTCCTTGCCTTTCGGCCCTTTGACCTCGACCAGCCACGTAACCCCTCCAAACGCGACGAGAAGGTCAGGCACGCCCTTTCCCATCGCCGCAAGGGATAACACCGCACAGCCCCGCATTTTGAACTCTGTGACGATTTCCTGATGGTTTGCATCGACTTTAGCAAAGCGTCTCAATTTGCCGCCTTTTTTATCGCTTTTGTAGCCTCAACCTCGGCAAATACATCCAAACCTGTTTCAATCGTGATCCGCATATCGTTGACCAGCAATTCTAAACGCACACCGTCAGAACAGTCTTTTTCGGTTAAATCGCTGTTTGCCTGACCAAACGCAAGAACAGTCGAACAAATACCATACAAAACTTCCAAGGCTTCCCGTTCGTCTACCGTCGAAAATTGGCACATAGTTGCTCCGTCTGTTGTAACAATTCTTGCTCTGTCCCGTACCGCTTCTCAAATTCCTTGCGCCAGGGATGCCGACTGACATACTCAGGGGTATTCCTACCGCTTCTGTGATGCGTCGGACACAGGCATATCACAAACATTTCACCTGCCCGTTTGCTGCCACTCAGGACATGGTGGATATCGCCGTCCGAGCGCACGCCGTGAAACAACCGGCAAACAATACAGCCCAAGTCTCTGACTTTGGCGTGCCATGCCTGTTCAACTTTTGTCACACAGCTTCCCACAATAATTTTTGTCCTTGCAATTTTTCAGCAATGTCAACTCTAGGACGAGTTTTTACATTCCAATTGCCGCCACCTTTCAAGCCAATAAGTTTCCAATTTGATGCTTTTAAACTTGCACCGCCTTCATCCGGCAACGTATAAGTAATCAATCGTTTATATCCCAACGCCTTTGCAGCTTTCCAGGCATGGCTGTATAACATTGAACAAGCATTCTTTGTTCCATCTGTGCAACATCTGTTTACTTCTAAAGTCCAACCATCATCCAATTTTCTAGCTATTGGCCTTCCAACTAAAACAACGCCAACAATTTTTTCTCCATCAGATACAGCCAAACAAAATTTACATCCAACAACAGGTTTATGATGGCGATGCCAAATTTTTACAATTGCATTTGCTTCAATAAAAGAAATTGGCACAATTTCTAGTTTTGTCATGGTCTGCCATCTTTGCCTATCCAACCCATGCCAGCATAGTCATTTTGATCTTCGTATTCTTCATCATCCAATTCAATTCCCGCCTCAACGGATGCGGCTTTCAACCACTCTAGCCATTCCGAGAATTTCGCTTTGGTGTATTTGCTCGTTCGCCTGCCAAGCATAACAACCCCTCCATTTAGCCCCATAGCCAGCCGTGGCGACGTTTCGCCCTCGAAAGCGGCTGTCAATACGTCCTTCCATTCCTCGGCGCTCATGCGCGTTTTTGCGCCGTTAACCACCCATATTTTTTGCTTAGCCCAAGCATCGAGGATGGGCCATTGCGCCGCGTTTTGGTCTAGGGTGCGGTCAGTATTCATAATTAACCGACGTTTTGTTTGTTTGCAGCAGCTTTGCGCCGTTCTTCAAATGGAATTGCCTTGCCATTTCAGTCTTGGGTGACATAGTGACAATCCGAAACCATCCTTGTTTTCTGATTTCTTTAACCAGCGCATTCACTAGCTTGCTGCCGCATCCGGACTTGTAAGACCAAACCGAATACAACACCACCCAATAAGATGGCTGTATCCAGCCTTTTGCAAAAAGTTCGCGTTCTGTTTTGGGCATTGATCCCGGCTGACTAACGCACACAACCGCGCCTATCTGCCGATCTTCTACCCACGCATAAACACCACGATTTTTACCTTCGATGCGCCGCTTCGGGCTGATATTGGGGCGCACAGGGTCATCGCGCAGGATTGGGTCAGGTTCAAGCAGTTGGACTAGCATTTCCGCACCCATACGCGACACATACGGCCTGACGCGCCTTTCTTCTTACCTTCGGTGTAAGCCAAGTCCAGCCGTTCTAGTTCGCTCATGCGCCTAGCGACTGCGTTGTGATCCAAGTCTGTGCGGGCGGCTATGTCGTAGATCGTGCCTGGCTGTTCTAATGCTTGCAGGATGATGCCGTGATGCTTAGTGGCAAGTTCTGCTGCTTGATCCGCTGCTGCATGACTGGTATCAGGATCGGTGTTGCGTACACGCGGAAAGTGCAAGTTGGGAAACCATTTATCTAATATCATTTTTTTGTCCATTCATAGTAAAGGTTGTTTTCATGTGCCCTCACTTCTACTACCGAAAACTCAGCCGCAAACGCCCTCACTATTGCCGCTGATTCGGGCATAGCTGCTGCCCGTTCTTCTCGCGTCATACCCTGCACGCGTACTACATTTTCAACTCTTTGCCTCCAGCTTATGCTGCCCGTAACCGCAGGCGATATTGAGTCATGTCCTCGCCCGGTCTTGCTGGCACTCCGATCTTCCTGCCGTGTTCCATTGTTAGCTGATCGCTTGTCCACCATGCGACTACCTTCTTCTCAGGCATTGATATTTCATCGTCGAAGCGTTCGCCATTAAGCCAGCTTGCAGGGTGAGGAATGAACTGTTTATCTCGCCCCTCGGCTGTCCACATCCGCACATGGTCATCTATCGCCTGTAGTGCTTTCTGTTGCTGCTCGGCAGTCAGCCTTGACCATGCTTTTTGTGCATCTTTGCGGGCGACTTTTTTGGGGTATTTGGAATAAAACTCGTCGAACATTTTGCCTCCATCTCTCTGATATCCATCGCTGCATCTGCTACACCGTGCCAATCCTCTTGCCTCACCTTCAGTAACAGATATTGCAACATGATCTCTTTATCAGTCATAAATTTCCTTAAGCAAATTCGAAAGATGGTTGTTGTAGTCTTTTGTTTTGCAGTTCTGCATAAGCAGGGTTTAGTTCGCATCCTAGATATTTGCGCCCTAGGTGTTGTGCAACCTGTGCAGTTGTTCCGCTGCCCATAAATGGATCAAAAACAACGCCACCAACAGGCGCACCGGCAAGAATGCAAGGTTCGATTAGGTCTTGAGGAAACACCGCGAAATGAGCGCCCTCGTAAGGCTTGGTAGCAACAGTCCACACGCTGCGGCGATTGCGCGTTTCCGGAATTTGCCAAGGCGGTGCGCCGGGTTTTTCGTTGCCCGTTGCTTCCTTTCCGTTTAATACTCTGGCAGCTTTGCTTTTACTGTTGAATGGATAAGATTCACCTGCAAATATTGCAGGTTCTTTAATTGCATCAATGTCGTAGTAATACTTTTGTGACTTGCTCAACAGAAAAATGTATTCATGCGCCTTAGTGCAACGATCCTGCACGCTCTCAGGCATTGGGTTCGGTTTGTGCCAAATAATGTCTTGACGCAGATACCAACCATCAGCACGGAGTGCAAAGGCCAGCATCCAAGGTATGCCGATTAGGTCTTTTTCCTTCAAACCGTCTAGCTTGTTACCACGCCTTGCACACGTTTGCGGTAAGTCTTGATCGTTGTTGGCAACTGACTGTTTTACCAAGGCTTGACCTTTGCCGGGCCTGTAGTTGTAGTAGCTGTCACCAATGTTTAGCCACAAAGTCCCGTTATCTTCCAGCACATCCCACACACATCGAAACACCTCAACCATTGCAGCGATGTATTGTTCCGGCGTTTCCTCTAGCCCGATCTGACCTTCATGTCCGTAGTCACGAAGTCCGTAGTAAGGCGGCGATGTAACACACGTTTGAACCTTCACACCTTGACGCGCCCACTCTCGCATCGTTGCTCTACAGTCACCGAACTCTATAAGGTTCATGTTATCTCTTAGTAGTATCTGCTCTTTGGTGAGCGCACGTAGCCTTAGCCTGTGCGCCCTTTAGTAGCTGCTCTTCGGAGCCGCGACACGCGACAGTCTTTCGGTCAAGGGCACTATCTTCGCCACCCTTCTATGCGCTGTTTCAGACCTAAGCCACCAGTAGCGCTTTCCACTCATGACGCTGTTGCTCTCATTGCCCATCATGGTGTAGCCCAAAAGAAAAACCCCTACGGCTGGGCTTCAGACCTCGACGGAAGTGAGCAGGTATCCACCAATTTGCTCTCGACAGCCGAAGCCCATGCGTAGGGGTTCGCGGTGAATACCTTTTCACGCTTCCGGCGTGGCCCGATCTTTCTCTCGGACAGGGATAGAATGGCACAGTCAAGCCACCTTGTCAACTACTGCTGCGGGACGATCTCGGCCACCATCTGCTCGACGGGGATGTAATCCGCAGGATTGACCACCAGCGCCCCGTTCGTGATGACTTGGAGCTTGTACGCTACGCCTTCGGGGATTTGCCCCCGCTTCGCCCATTGGCTGACTGCCTGACTCGTAATGCCCAATGCCTCGGCCAATTTGCGCCGATTGCCGAAATGCTGCTCTGCCTGCTGAACTTTCATACTGCCTCCTGTAAGTTAACTTGCAAAGTATCGTATCCTGTGCAAAGCTATCTTGTCAAGCGCCGTTGCATTAGTTAACATTACTTTACAATTTTCCTTTGCAACAAGTGTTGACAAATGCTTTTTAGGTG